ATGCTGACCCGGTCCTTGCATTTACAAGTACCGCCTAACCCAGGGAAACTCGAAGACTTGCGTTACTCTGCGTCGCGCTTCGGTTTATTCGTCCAGCACTGGACTACACAGTTATTCTTTAATCGGTAGATCAGGCACCTCCCAACGAAGGGGATGGGCCAGCTCGCAAACCAAGCACAGCACAAGGCTGTGGGGATACTCAATGCACAGCGTGCCGCCGCGAAGGAAACCGGCGATAAGACGAACGCTCCGCAGATTACTTTTACGTCATGCCCAGCGAAGATAGAAAAGTCGGTTGATTCAAAATTTGACTACTGGGTGGACTTTGAAACCCAGTTCGCGAAGAAGCGCGTTCGCATTCCAGCGAAGTCGCACAAGCGGCTCAACCATTTTCTTCGTCAAGGTTGGGCATTAGCAGAGGCGTGCGAGGTCGTACTTCAGAAGAATGGGCGCTGGCAGGTTCGCGTGTTCGTCCAGAAGGAGGTCGCCAAGGCAGAGCCTCAGACCGAGTGCCTTGGTGTTGATGTTGGTATCGCCCACTGTGTTTCCCGGAGTGATGGGTACTTAGGCAAGGGTTTGTCATCCACAATCCGACGCGTCCGATTACAAGACGGCGAACGCCGTAGGCAGGGCCATGCTGTAAAGCGCCCTAAAACATGTGTAAAACAGCAGTTAGACATTGAAGCCCGTAGAGCGGTTGCACGTTGCAAGCGCGACGGGTTGAGTCTAGCGGTTGAAAACCCGAAGCGATTGGCCAATCTGAGAAGTGGAAAACTTCACGGGTGGGCTAGATCGTACTTTGCAAATCGTGCTGCATGTATGGCAGATGAGGAGGGTATCTGGGTTACACATGTAAACCCAGCCTACTCGTCTCAAACCTGCTCCGCGTGTGGCAATCGCGATAAACAGAGTCGAGTGAAATTAGTGTTTAAATGCACTACCTGCGGAAGCAGGACCCATGCGGATGTTAACGCCGGTAGAAATCTGGCCGCATCTGCATCGCGGGTAATAGCTCAGAGGGTTCGGAGTAAATCAGGCTCCGTTAATGAGGGTGCTTTATGAGTGAGCGTGACGCGAACTCTCAGCATCTTCGTACCTGGGTTACCATTCATAAAGGCGGATCCGGGCTGATTCGAACAACCACCGTCAATGATGGCATTCCCTCGCCATGCTGCGGTTGGCGAATCCGTCCGCCCCGTTTGACCGCCCTACCAATTAGGCTGTACGGATCCATCTATTTAGAGCCGCTCGCAATTGCTGCACCTGCAAGCCCCCCAAGTACTGAGAACAGAATAACGGTCAGTGGATCAAATGACCGCCCCTCGCAAGCCGTAGCATGGCATTTATCTAGGGCCGACTTCATCGACACGAGATTGAGTTTGTCTTCTTCACAGACCTTCGCGTAATCGGCCAATGACTTAGTCTGTTTTTCGGTCAGGATCTTTGTCTGCGCCAGACACGGCATCGATGACATCGGAATTTGACATGCCATCAAAGCGATTGTTAATAGTCTCTTTGTTTTTAAAAAGTGCATTATCTATTTCCAATCTCTGCTTTTCGATTTCAAGGTCTCGATTTTTCTTTTTAGACATCGATCGCCCAAGACCAAACGCCAGTAGAAACGTTGGCAGGTGTTTTTCTAGAAGTGCTAAAAACTTATCTAGAAAACTCATGCTTTCTTTTTAAGTAGACCTTGGAAAATATCAGCGATTTTAGCGTAAATGGGCTTGATTCCTGGCTTCGATTTCAACGCATCCAAAATATCGTGAAGCGCTACGGAACCAAGTCCAGACATGAGCCACACTGATAATCCAGCCCAAGAGAATGGCTTTTGCGCCAACATGAAAAGAACGCCTGCAAGTAGGGAAAGAATGGGCGCGGCAAAGGGTTTGTTTTCGCCTAACTTATCCCAATGAGGCTTTAAAAAAGAAACCTTCATCGATGAGATCAGGAGAGTGATGATTACAGCTACTTTAGCCGGGAATAATAGACCGCCAAAAGATTTAAGAGCTTCCATTGCTTGGTTTAAGAATTCCATTTCCATATTCAATTACCTTCCTTAGTTATGTATCTGATTCGTTCATGAGCCACGTCGAGATCCCGTTTCATCTTAGGGATTATCGAAATGACTTCTTTGAAGTTTTTGAACTCTATTTTTAACTCTGTGATGGCGATCGTGCAATCCTGCAAAGCTCTAGTTTGCGACATGTCTGCTGCTCTTTGTACTGCGTCTGCATCACGCTTTTTATTAACAATGAACCCAATGATCTCTCTGATGAGGAGGAGCACTAGAGCGCCCGTTGTTAACCCGTCTGTGTTCACGCTGGGTTCTCGAATCCACCCTTGAATGCAGTGCTTAGTTGAACGTGAAGGTGATTCCCGGTGCCTGCGTCGTGCTCGACAATAAGCCTGTTCTTTCCGTCTTTTCCCATCGCCGAGTAAATGTCGTATTTAAGCCTAAAATGCGTAATAAAGCGTTGTTTTAGGGTCGCGTCCCACTCTCTAAGTGAGATGTCGAAAGCGCGTGCGTCCCTATGTGTGCTCGAAACTCTTTTTAGTTCTAGGTCTTCTGCTTCAGTAGAAACGGTATCGGTCACAACGAACGGGCAGTCATTTGTTTTTGCCCAAAATAGCATGTCACAAAGAATCATCATCGCAATGGGATGAAGCCTCAGCGAGCGCTGTCTGATCTGTTCTTCCTTGAAGCATGACCATACGTTCATAATTTAGTTTATCTTAATAAAACAATTTACCACAATAGACAGAGGCTGCGAGTCACCGTTGCCGTTAGATTGAATATAAGTTGGTGATGCCGTAACCGTTGTTCCAACGCCGCCTTGTGTGGCTATGGGGACCGCCGAAGTGCCCGATATGCCATTGTTCTGAAGAGACGCATCGTGTTGATGGGCTTTATTATGTGAGCTTCTGGCACTTCCTAAAGAGGAATCTCCGTTTGGATCAGTACCAGCCGCGTTGTCTTTAAATCTCTTATAGCGACCTCTGCCGTCTGGAATCGATGCATTGCCAGTTATGGATTCGTAGAGCGACCCAGAAACCGATCGTCCATCGCAGAGAACCCAAGCGTCCCCGTAATAGGTTTGGATCTGAGCTTCTGTCAGCATGGAATCAATGATCGTTCCTATTGGGATAACTAAACTTAAACTTGGCATTTTACGCGACCTCGAATTCTATAAGTACACTAAAACCCTGACCGAGCGTTTGAACTGCGTCAACATTGAGGCGCAGAATGTCGCCAGTTAAGAGAGCGGTCGTGGATAGCGTCTCCGTCCCAATGGCATAATCCCCCGTGCCAAAGGCCACACTCAAGGGGGAGCTCAAAATCGAAGTAAATGCCCCCACCCCTCGTTTATATTCCACGTCAATCGTCGTTGATCCTGCCGTGCCTGCGTCGTGTATGAAAAGCAGTACGTTGGTCACTGTGATGTCAAATCTAACTAAGTCGAACATCAGGCCGTCTTGAACGATCCCGTCCCCGTACAGCCCCAACACGTCGAACTGGATCGGTCTATAGAGGTTTGTCGAACCCTCAACCACGGTCAAACGCGAATCTAAGTTATCTTCGTTATCTTTTATCTGAGTAAATATTTCTTGCTTCGTCGGTTCGCCTGCCACTAGATCGGCTGCGCTTAGTGTTATAAATGCCACGGTGTCATACTCCCTCTAAAGAACATTACCAGATCAAGCTAGTCCCGATAGTGTCACCATCGTTATTTTGTAGACCATAATTATCGGTTATGAACCCATTTAAAATCAATTGCTCTTCGTCGGCGTCCACATAAGATTCAGCGTCGTTAGCCGTGATCGTGGAACAACGGGAAAAGGCATTGGCCAGATCCTCGAGCTCTAAACTGGTCCCGAACGCGCTCTTTGTTACGCCCTGAACGGCCGCATATTTTTGCTTAATCGTCGTCCCCACCCGCTCATAGAGTTTTGGATGACTGATCCTGATTAAATCGGTCACGCGCTTATCGATGGCCTGCATCTTCGTTTCTACATCTAGAGTTGCGGTCGCAATAGAAAGTAAGAATGCCCAACGAGATGCGAAAATATCGGCATCCCCCAGGTCTTGAAATAGGGTCGCCACACGGTATTCCTTATTAGTCTTCGTTAAATAATTCCCGGTATCGCTTTCAAATGGGCTTTCAAAATTCACTGGACCCTTTGCGGGCCCGTCCCACTCTCTTGCGCCGTAATTGATAATGGCGCGTTTCACAATGCGTTTTGAATCTACCGAGAACTTAAAGGAAATTAAATCATGTTGATCTAAAATCTGCGTACTCGCGGCAGGCCTTCTAGGATTAAATATCTTATATTGAAGCTGAAAGTCTGCGTCCTGAACAAGGCTTCCGAAAACGGTTCTATTTATTTCGTTGATATAATCGCGCACGTTCCTGGTCTTCGTGTCTCGTTCCTTCATGGGAATCACTAACCCAATATCGTAGGGAGCTATTTCGGCTGCCGCATTAAACGAAGGAATCTCCACGAGAGAACTAAGCCCCGCCTCGATCAATAGATCTTTCACGATACTGGGTCCTGTCGAGATTAAATCCCCCGTCTTAAATCCATCTACCGTTTTACCTAAAACATCTAGCGATAGAGTCGTTTGGTTTTCAGTGTATACCTTCGGTCGCTTTCGTTGAGAAACGTCCGTGCCGCTATAAAGTGATGCAGTCCTTAAAAATAGGCGTGTCTCTGATTCGATGTAAAGAATCTCTGCCCAATCGCTTTGCCCAAATATCTTTATCCAATCTCCTGCCGCATAGTCTTCGGTATAAATGGTGTTCGTTCCATCCACTTGGCGAGAGGTGTTCGTAAATTGTGAGGTGCCACGCACAGCCTCAATCGAGGCGACATTAAATTCTGCAAGCGGATCTAGAGTAAGTCTCCCAGTCGCAGCATCATAGCTATAGTCACGTGTGACGTTTAGTGGCTCATCGTTTATATAGACATTCGAAACAGATATTCTGATTACGGAATCGCCATTCATTACGGGATTGGTTAATGTCTGCGCAAATTTAATTCTAAAGCCGTCTCCTGAAATCCTTTGAATGGTCGTCGGCTGTCCATCTACCAAAATTGCGTCACCAACGCGAAAATCTGTAGAATCCGCAACATCGATCGTTCTAACGCCAAGGCTTGATGTAACCGTAGTTGTTGGCTCCCTGGTGGCGTGCCCAGCCACTATGAACTCTCTATTAATCCAGCGTTTAGAATGTGACGGAAACAGTGTGGCCGTAACGCCTGCAAAGTTAACCCCAACATATTCATCGGATAACTCGCAAAGTGTGTTTGATGAGATCGTCTCGCCTACAGTGACCTTGATCGTATTGCCGCTTAAGATAATCTCATCCCCAGGAGAGAGCTCCGTTAAGAATGCAGTTCCAGTACCCGTTAACGTTACATCTCCGTTTGCGAGCGTAAATGTACCCGTTAGTGGGTATCCGTTCTTTGTAATCTGATCGATCGAGGTTGCAATGTGCCCGCGCACGCGCCCGTATACTCTGCGCTGTTTCCAGAGATTCAATGCGTCTGATATCCTAACGCCCGAAACGTCTTCGAGATTCAATAGCTCGACCGGCGCTTTTAACTCTGTTAATTGATCGCGTAACCGAAAAGTTATTTTCTTATCCGAGTAACTTTTAGAATCTATAATGCCTTTGTAAATTAACTGGGCCTCGCCATCGTCTAGGATTGGCGACCAGGAGTAAATCTCGCATGACTTGTTTTCAAATGTGAGTTTATCGAAACGAGAGCTCCAGTAGTCTTGATCGTTTAACAGATCAATCGATCCACTGCCATCGATGGCATTCCCGATCTGATCGATCTCGGCATTATCTAGTTTAAACCCAAATTGGGATGCGCCCGTCACCATGGGCAACCAATGAACCATTGGGCCCGTTGCAGTGGATGGGTTCTTATGAACGTTAGCTGGAATGCTTGAAAAGAAAAGATGATAGAAAAGGACCACAAACTCAGCATTGGGATTCGTTGAGCCAGTGGTCCTTAAATACAGTGTCTGATTATCTAGAAAATAATCGCCAGCGGCAATGGAAGCGATAGAAGCTACTTCGGTGAGAGCAGTTCCATTTTGTTCGACACTTTCAATGATCTTTTCTCTGATATCTAAAGAGTAAATAGATCCGGAATAAATAGTGAATCCCGTTATCCTTCGGGCTGTCTCGATTTTAACCAAGACTGCTTTCGTAGAACTTGGTTTGTTTTGGAACTCAACATAAGTTGACATCTATTTTCCAATTACTGCTTAGCAATACTCAGGCAGGTATAAAGTCCACCGCCGGCTTCGATGGTGTAAGATGTATCCCCACCTGATGTTATATAAATTTCAATCGTATCGGTCGCGACCCCATTAACAATGTGAGATAAGTCATTGTAAGTTGCTGCTGCATCGATATAGTGAAATTTTTGCCTAAAAATAGAACCGTTTTTATAAATTCTAATTTCAGAGTCTTGCCCAATCGTAACACTATTCATATATATGCCAACGTCGACGGCGTAGTTTCCATCCGAAGGCATTGTAAAAGTAGATGATGCAAAGGCATTTGCTGTATCTACAGATTCATTTGCAAATAAAACCTTAGTAGCAGCAGATGTCGATACAGATTGCGCAGCATTAGAACACGCTATGGCTACAACGGTCCCTCCAGTTGGCGCGGCAGAGGTCCATGTGGTTCCGTTAGATGTTAAGACATTACCGCTCGTGCTTGGAGCTACTAATTGAAATGCCGAGGTACCATTTCCAAGTAAAACGCTATCAGCAGTGAATGATCCTGCTCCAGTTCCGCCCCTAGAAACCGTTAGATTAGCTTCGCTTGAGATAATTCCAGAGCCATCATTAATTAAAACATGGCTAGCAGTCCCGTTTGCTAGCTTCGTTCTCGTAATGGCAGCACCTGTTTTAATGTCCGCATTCTCAATATTACTAATTGAGTTTCCGGTCCCATCAGCATCTATCGTTTTATTTGTGAATATATCGGTAGTGGCTTTCCCAACGAGGGTGTCCGTAGATGACGGTAGCGTTAAAACCGCGGCGCCGTTCTTGATGGTGGAAGCTTTAATTTGTCTACTGGTAAGCCCCTGCCCTTGCGCTACCGTTACAAATAAAAGACTTAAAATGGCTAATTTATTAAACGTCATTTCTTGATTCCTCAATCCAAAGAGTATTAACCGCTGACCAAATTAAAGTGATACTAGAGCCTGCTGCTAGTACGCACGACCCATTTAGCGATAACCCGGTTCCGTTATCTAGTGTGACCGTATTCGTGTTGTGCGTTCCAATAATGGTTATCTTATCCCCGTTTGTAGTGCCTGCGCTGATTTGCGGATTAGCCGTAATATCAACCGCCCCACCGCTCCCGGCCACATATTGAATCTCATACGAATATGCACTTGAGGTAATCCCACCGCCCGCCGTAATTGCTGTCGCGCTCGTATAGGTTCCGGTCACTAACGCAAATGAACCAGACGCACTGGGAGGACTTCCGGATGTAAACCCATCGCTGAAATCTAAAACTCTTATTGCCATAAATATTCCCCTCTTAACTTCTGACTTGTACGCGCTCCCAAAGCTCCATTCGAAGCGCTGCACTTATCCCAAAACTACTTGAATAAGAAACGTCGTTATTTCTTAGATCAAAATCATTATTCCAGCCCACGAACGTACTAGTTGAATACGTGTATCCGGTTGATGCTAACTCAATGATGTATGTCGTGCCAGATTTCAAAGAAACGTTAATATCGAATCGAATCATTCCATGGAAATAGGCGGCAGCATCTATCGATGCAATCGTAATGCTCGATGATGATTTAATTAAATAACCAGAAGCATCTCGCACGTTAACAAGCAGGGACCCGGTCACCGTATTATGCTTCAGTAAATCTAAACGAATATGTTCTATGCTTAGATTTCTAGTGGGTGTTATTTTCTGCCTAAGTGTCGAAATAAGTTCATGAGATAAAATAATCACAGAGCCTCCGTGATCTTAATCGACGTTTCGAAATACTCTGAAATAATATGTTTAAAGCTAAGATCGTTTTCCATGCGTCCGTAAATGACGAACCTATCTTTATCAAAAATAGCTTCCTGTGCGTCTATGATCCAAAGCATTGGGGTCGATACGCCGTTTCGATTAAACATATCTATAAGCGTATTCATGTCCGCTTCAACTAATAGTTTGAAATTCATTTCTAGATTAGAAACCATTGGGTAGGAATCTACATAGGTGTTGCCGTAACCATTCGTTTGAGACTGGGATAAATCCTTCAGTTTATAAACGAATCCTATTTCAGGGCCCCTAGATAGAGTAGTGGACTTTCCTAAGATGACCTTCCCAAACTCTGATTGTACGTTTGCATTTGTAGGATCAACGATCTTTATTTTCCAGTATCGATAGCTCTGATCCGTCGTAAAGATATGCGAATAAACGCCTCGCTCCTCATCGAATGTGAGGAGTTGAGAAAATGCGGGGGAATCAAAATTAGAAGTAGCATTGGCTTGTAGGTAAATGGCTCCCTGCGAACTAATCTTATTGCCTGAGAGCGGATCAAATAACATGTAAAAGGTATCGATCGCCTCTTCTGTTCTAAGATCAATGATCGCGAACTCTTCTGTATTAGATGCGACGTGTGCGGATGAATACGTTAGGGCTCCAATATAATCACTAGAATCATCAAAGCCAAGGGCACTACCCACGCTATTGGTTGTATTCGTCCCCGTGTCCCATAGTAGTTGTAATGTGCCAGCTGCTTTTGATATCGTAAATTTTCCCGTGCTAGTTGAATAAGTACAAAGAATAGTAGTGCCAGCAGCCAGCGTCATTCGTGTTGCAATATGCGCTGCCAGCGTAGTTGCCGTATATTCATTTTCAACAAGTGTAGCGGTGAGCTCACCCCCACCGATTTTAAAATCTAAAAATTTATTCGTTGAAATGATCTTAAAATATCCTGCTTTATTTGATTTAAAAACGCGTGACTTAAAATGGTGCGCTAGATTCGTTACCGGATAAGAGATGTCTTCGCTTGATGCGGTTAAATAAACATTGTCTTGGAATGGGTAATTATAATCTATGATTCTGAAATCACATGCCGCCATAAATTATGTTGTCCTTAAAACCATTCCAGATGCAATCTCATCATTCAATACGTTTACGATCTCTCGACCGCCCACGTTCACAATAGTTTTATTAGATAGGTTATCCAGCTTTGATAAAATAGCTTCCAACACACCTTGGTTATTATTATTCCCAGAGAGGAACTCTTTTAGGTCTTGATTCTGATTAGCAGAAACGACACGCTCACCGCTGGTTAACAATGCTGGGAATGTATCGTTAGAAAACCCATTTGGTACTTCGGTGATGCCGGTGGCAAGTTTAGTTGAAGTAATCTTTGATATCTCAACACCCGTTTTAATAGCAATCGATGCGGCTAGAAATGGACCTAAAAACGGCCCGCCTTCCGCCAGTGCTTTCGTAATTGCAAGGGATGCTTGTATTGTCGCCTGTGCTACTGCTGCGGCCTTGCCTATTTCAAAGAGCGTCTTATTTCCAGTTTGAGATAGTGACGATAGGTTTCCAAAAACATCGGAGGCAGTCTGAACATCACGCCTAGATTGTTCGTCTCTTGCCTTGGCGCGCGCAGCATCTATCTTTGCAACGTCTTGATCTAGTTTTTTGGTTCTATCTAATTTACTTTTTGCAAACTGTTGTTCGGTTATATCTTTATTTTGAAGCGCTAAATTAAGTTGCACTAACTCTTGATCAAACTGCGCTTGCCTTGCCTCTTGTTGTCTTGCGAAAAACTCTTCTTGCGTGATTATCTTTTGATCTAAAAATATCTTTTCTTGTTCTATTTGAAATGCAAACTGAGCGGCAGCGGATTCATTGGCAGCAGACGCGAGGGACCTACCTTGTTCTGCTTGTAATAATTGTTCAGCGCTTAACTCAATGACTTTATCTTTTAACGCATTTACTGGTTCAATAGCTGATATGGCTCCGGAGGCAAGGGATGCAAACCCAGCCTTAGATGCTTGCTCTACCTTAGCTAACTCAACACCAATGGTTCCTATGATGTTATCGTCTACGAACGCGCTCTTTATCCCCGTTGCCGCATCTATGGCGCTAGCCTTTAATGTCTGAAAGGCTTGTCCAAAATTACCAGATGCTGCCTGTTGGAGCGCAAAGAATGCTGAAATAGCTATTTGTACTGCGCCGTCTATAGCTTGAAATGTTGCGTCTACTATTCTAAATATTGGATCTAATACTGCTGCCGTAATCGTTGCCGCAGTCGTTGCAAATGTAACCAACTTAGCTACAAATAAGGTTATTTCCGTTGAGTTATCCGATATAAATTTACCGGCATTTAAAGCGGCATCCTTTATGGCATTAAACCCAGCTATGACAGCAGGGTTTTTTGTTATAGTAAAACCAATCTCTTCTAGTAGATCTCCAAAGGTATTTTTTAAAGATGTAAGCGCACCAGAGAATGTTTTAACCTGACCCTCTGCAGCCCCACCGAATTGTTTATTTAGAGACGTGATAACATTTGTAAGCGTCTCTGTATCAGTGGCGCCTTTTTTTACTTCGATCCCGTATTTTTGTAGACCGGCAACATCACCCTCTAATGCTTTAGAAACAATCGTTGCCGATGATTCTAAATCTTTACCCAATGCCGCTGATAGATTAGCCGTTGCAAGGGTCGCGTCCTGCAATGCCTTACCGGATAGTCCAGTTAGCGCTGTAATAAGTGCCGATGTATTTAAAATGGTATCGTCTTCAAACTTAGTTGTGGCTTGAAGCTGATTTGCAAATGCTTGTAGGTCTTGGCTCGCTTGTTTTGAAAAATTACCACTCGATGCGAGTGCTACATTAAGGCGATTTACAGCGTCTTCTTGCGCGCTAGCAGCACCGATAGAATCACTGATCACACCGACGAAGGATGACAAAGCATTTGATGCGGCTTCGAATCCCTTGGTTAATAGACCGCCAGCGAATACGCCAGCTGCGGTCTCACCTATTTTCTTAAATGATGATCCTACCGATGTGGCTTCTTTTTGGAGTTTAACTAGTTCTTCAGTCGATTTAGAAACGGCAGCAAGGCCATTGCCTATTACTTTTAACTGTACGTCTATGTTGACGTTTGCCATTCCCTAGCGACCTCTTCGCTTTGACCCGGCCTGTGATTTTTTATTTTGAAGTCGCTTCGTCTCAACATCAATTATAAAAAATGCATGCGCCGTTATGTCATCTAGATCGCTCCCTTGAAACTGATATCCAATTTCACTAAGAGCTTTCTTGGTAAAATACTCTTCGACCAAGGGATAGCTTTCGTTTCGGCCCGCTGCACCTGCGTAGATCCACGCAAGCTGCTGTTTCAACGAACCGACTAGGCGTTTCCCAAAGAAAGACCACGACTAATGTAACCGGACAACTCCATGATAACAGTTGCACCTTCGTTATAAAACCCTAGCTCATCAAGGGAGGTAATATTTCCCCCTGATTTTTTCATCTTTACGTTTACTGATTTAACGAAAGTTCCAAGCTTCTCAACTTGAAGTGCCATCTTTTCTAACGTGTCTTCGTTCGTCTCTACTTTGCCGTCTACTACCTTGAAGTTAAGTTCTTTCATGATTCGTAGACGCTCGACGTATGAGGGGACTGATATTTCAATCATCCCTTCGAAGAACTCGTTATCAACTTTGTGCTGGATTATTTTCACTTAAAGTACCTCTCTTGCTCATGATCTAAGCACTAGAGGAGATTTAAGTAAACTTCTCCCTCACCCGACGAAGTGTAGGCTTTAAGAGTCATGTTCATCGTCACGATGCCGTCACTATCAGCCAGTTCGAAGCTAGATACAGTGCATTTAGGTACATAAATAGATCCGCATTGGCCAGCTACCCAGTTGCCGCCAGATTTATTACCGAAAGCGTATTGAAAACGTGTGACTAGATTAGTAGAAAATCTCTTAAATTTATCCACGTTATATGGTTCTAAAATAGCCGAGATTTCTATTGTGACCTCGCGACCATTTACTACCTTTTCCTGCACGCCGCTATCTGCGCAAATACAGGTAACATCGGCCACGACGTTTGAAAGCGTCATGCTAATGCTCTGAGCACAGAAACAGGTTAGATCGTCAAACTCACCGATCAATACTTCATTGGATTTAGCAACGAATGGGTCTTGTCCATCAAGCGATGGGGTTTGTGGGCTCGTTAAGGTGTATGCGTTATCAGACGTGTAACCCGTGGTAGCTGCAGCGCCCGTATCGTTTGCGGCAACGGAGAACCCAATTTTGTCACCGATGGTATCGGCAGCGTTTGCACCGGTATTCCAAAGAAGCGATAGGACTGTGCCCGTTGTTTTAATCGTATACTTTCCCGTTGTATCTGAATAAGTGACCGTCGGTGTGGTTGTGGTCACGGCATCAATTGCGGCCTGTAATGCAGCGGCTAACTCATGCGGGTCTCTATAAAACTTCGCTGCAACCACTGCGGCAAACGTTCCGACATCGTCAGTGAAATCTAAATAACGATCAGTGGATGTAATTTCTACTGGGTTAAAAAAGAATTTCGTTCCATCGAAGCTAAAGTTGGAGTTCAAAAACTCGCCGGCACTTGCTTCCATTGTCATCTCAGAGACTTTACATCCAGCAACCGCTTGGATAGCCCCTCCGTTACCCCTATAGTCCCACACGGAGAGGCTTGGATGTCCGGAATCGGCCGGTTTATAAAGAGCAGCTTTCCCCAGGTTCACTCCCGAAGCAGGCGCGCCGGGTAAGTTTAATCCAAGGGTAAGAGCGTCGGTAGAAATCGACTCGATCGGTCTAATTGAATAGCCATTCACACTATCTTTTACAAGGAGAGCTTCGCCGCGCTCGAAACTAGCGCCTTCGCCAGCGGCCACATTCACGACTGCGGCAACGGTAGCGCTACCAGCGGTAGATCCTGCGACGGTATCGTATTCGGTAGAAGCTAGGGACTTATCCCCGAATGCGCCTTCGAGCAATAGATCCATTTCGCATGCCACGCCCTGTGTTCCAGATGCGTACATGTAGTGGCCAATAGATCCGGTAGGTGATTCTAAACCTTGAATGGCTTTCGATGCGCCGACAGAGCCTTTAAGTTCAGCGTTCTCAAGAGTAGCAAACTCAGGCGTGAGCGTGAGTCCGTCTTGTACTGCTAAATAATCTCCAGTGCTAGACGGTGCTTTTAATGTCCCAGCAGTGGTCTCTTCAACTACCGCCATCTTTGTTGCTCTAGTGCTTACTGCTGTCATGTTTTCTTACTCCCTTAAATTGTTTCGAAATGCTCTACACTAAACGTAATGGGTAAAACAAAAAAGTTGTCCTTTTCTGATAAAACGTAATTAATCCCAGAATCGTTTTCATAACCAACTATGCCTAAAACACCTGGCAAACTCGTGTTGTTATAAAAATCTCTGACTAACAAAATCATGTCTTCCATGAGCTGTTTCTCGACCGATTCTTTGTTAGCTACGTTAGATTCTAATGCATAAAATTTGCGAGTGATAGAAATAGTGAAGTCCCGCCTAATCGATAGTCGGCAAGATAACTCCCTATTGGTATTCGTAGCAGAACCCATGGCAATGCCCCAACCCTGTCTCAGAAAAGGTTCAGCGTTTTCACTGATTTTATAAGGATTAGGCAGACGCGTATGGCTCGGTAACACCGTTACTACTCTTGTTACTATCGCGTCATATAGGCTTGAAAAGTTGCTCATTTTATCTACTTAAGTACGTTGAAATTGCATTCGTCTCTAATTCGGTGAGAGTCGCATCCCGGTTTCTATCAATATTAAACTGCTTTAGATTAATATAACTTTTATAGGATTTTAAGGCCTCAAGTAAATTGTCTTTGTAGTCATCGCCTAGGCCCCTAAAAATGATTTCAGCCGTCTTATGAACGGATGCCTTAGAGAATACCCGCCAATCTAGGATCTGATTCATAGAGGTGATTAGGTTCATCTGCCTAAGATCGTAAACGATATACTCAGCAGCAACTAGCTCTTGCTCATCCCAGTCTGTTTTACCTGATTCAAAGCCCGTCTTAAGTCCGGTTTGCGAGAACTCTGGGTATTCGGCTTCTAGTTCTTCGTCTTTACAGAACTTATGGCCTATATAAGAAAAAGCCATGGTGTCAGTTAAGTCTGCCGAGAATTTAATCCTCGCCCAATAGAGACCTTTAATTTTAAGTGATTCTAGTCCAGATCCTGTCATGTCATCGGTATCGTCCCAACTCCATGAACTTTGATCCTCATCCGGACGCCAAGCAATAATACCATCCTGAGCAAGCGTTTTTCCACCAACAGAGGATAAATCCATCACGTCAATAGCGTCTACCCACGTGCTTCCAGTCCATAACGATACGGTCACAGTTGAAGCGACTGCATTTACGACCGACATCTTAAAATGTCTATGATTAAAGGGTAAATCACTACCTAAATAGAGATAGTCGGTTGCAGTTTCATAATCAAAAACCACGGTGCCTGAATGAATGTTTGAAAGCGCTATAGATGCGTCGGTGAGTGTCCCGTTATTGTTAACTATAACTCTATTATTTAAGAGCATTCACGACCTCTATTACTACCGGTTGATGGTTTTTCCAAAAAGAGAATAGCTCTTCCATAACCGAAATATCAGCATCTAATTGCAAATGAGCATGTTTTTCTAATTTAAGATTAGGGTAGATAGCTTTCATATTCTTAATGGCAGCTTCGATTGTTTTTTCATTCATACGTCAATTGCTCCAATAAATGCTTCGGTTGTCTTAATTAGGTTATACGCCTTTTTTATATGGTTCATACCCTCAGGGTCAATTTCAGAACAACTAAATGAGTATGGGAAATCAGCGTACTCGTTATTATCTTGGGACACAAAAACCAAACGTCCAATAGGCGTTTTGTCTTTATAAGTAAGATCAATGTAACTATTCACGGTGATGGTAACAACCCTATTAATCTTATCGTCCGTGAACGAATGAATTTTATGGTAGTTAGCAACTATCCCAAAACTAGTTGTGATCTCTTTTTGTATCGCCATATTTTACTCGTTCGGATCGTATCTAACTATATTGTTAGTGTGTGTAATATCGTTAGTTAAAGTTGCTTCACCTGTGGATTTAAGTGTTACCGCACCAGTTAAAGTCTCTGCCGCCGCACCTTCGAAAGACTGAGAAACCAGAAGAGCATTGTTGGTTGAAAATTCACCAAAGAAGTTTTGTGTCGCAGCGCTAGTTCTAATAATCCGACCCCAACAGGTCCATTTGCCACCATTTATTGCTAAGGCATTTGAATCAAACATTGTAGTGGCGCCGTATTTAATGCGAACTCTTTTAGTCCCCACATTTCCTGCGTATGTTCCGGACATCTCAAAATAGATTGACTGCCCATTAGTAGACATCGTGTTAGCGGGTACGCTAAATGTGATTAAATCATCCTCGCCAGTTAATACGTTTCCAACCGCAGTTGTATTAACGTCAATGATGCCACCCACCTTGGCGTAAGTAGTAGATGTTCCCGCAAGGGTCCCTAGATCAACTTTAGATTTATTTAAGGTGGATGTTGAACCAATTACATTTACACCATTTACAAATGTCCAAAGCTCTGTCGAACCAGAATCATAAACATGGTAGGTGTTGCCCTTTATCACTGTTAGGGTTGTAGATCCGCTTGATTCCGACCCATCATAGTTAACTTTGCTTCCGGATTGCATGACCAGGTCATTGCCCCAGTAACAGCCTGTAGTGTCTGTCGTGGCGGTGCCCGCATAGTCGGTCATCTTTCGTTGGAATAATCCGGTTTGTCTTATAACCGCAGCCGCAACATGAGTACCGCCCACACCTTTTCCAGTTAGATCGAGCGTGATTCCCCGCATGTATACAGTAGTGGCAGGCAATAGAATGCCGGCCCCTGTACCCATGGTAATTCTAAGAGACTCCATGCTGTTGGAGCCTGTGTGTGTCGTAGTATTGAGCGTGTACTCAAGCGTATTCGCGAAAACTATTGAGGTACTAGTCGACGAATCAATTGCGTTTAAAACAAGTGGCGCTAAAATCGCTCCAGACGTTGCCGTCATTACAAAATTTAGAGCCGTTCTTACAGAACCACTTACAACGCAATTAATTAAAGAAGTTCCAGATGTTACGGATCCGCCAATGCCCATTCTAAAAACACGAAGGTTTCCATCAGCAGTGCCCGATGTTGAGCCCACAACCATTTCAGATGACCCTGTTATTTTAGGATTAAAAATAAACCCAGTGCCATCGTGAACTATAGAACCAAGTCCAAAAAATATTGCCCCAGTGCTAGCATTTGGGAAATACAGGAACGAATCAGCAATGACATCGTTTTGAAATTCTGTCATATTTCCAGACGGCGTTCCAAATACAATGGATCCACCTGAACTATTGATATTGATCCCACCATCAGCATCAATATTTACTTGGCCGCCAAATGCCAGAAAGTTCACGTTACTTGACGTGTCTCCGCCTGTAAAATTAAGATCAAAACCTGAAGCACATGTGAAACTTAAACCTCTAGTTGATGAAAATGAGTTTAAATTATTCCACGTCACTTGTCCCATGAGAATGGTTTTTCCACCACTCATGTTTCCGCCGTCATCTATGATGAAGTCTGCGTCCTGAACGAATTTATTAGCAGTTCCATCCCATCTTACAATTGAATTATCCCTTACGGCTGCAAGTGTTCTGATGGTTGGTTGAATAAGCTGGGTCATGTAGTGAGTTCCGTCACACCCATGTTGCTAGTGCCTGAATCTAAAATGAAATGAACGATTCCCGTGTAAAGTCCTGATCCTTCAATGATGAAAGTATCTCTAGCTTCCATTCTTATAGAGTACGAAGTTGCAGAAGCATTTGTTCCAAACTTAAGCCATCCGCCGGTGGTGGTTGACTCGTTAAAGAAAATTGCCTTATTGCGATCGGCATTTGAAGCGAGTACTGATTCGCTCGTTGTAGATGTTGCGGGTCTAGTTAATGTTGCGGTCGCTGATTTAGTAAGCAATGTGGTTACGTTACCGATTGTATTTGTGCCAGTCGGAAGGGCTACGTTTGTGGCTAGCACCACTCTTTGAGTTAGGGCATTCGTCGTGCCCGATCCCCCTTGGACACCAACTTGTCCCGCAATAATGTTTACCTTCGCACGATCGGTTTCATCCCAATCGTCAATCACAGAAAGAGATGCTGTTTGGGTTTGCTGCTCTGCTAGTGTTGCTGAACCAGATGGTAGAGGAAGCGTTGCTACTGATACCGGCTGTGTGTCTGATGGAGTCGTTGCCTTATAGAAAGCACTGCCGTCTGACAATCTAGCTGAACTTGGGCTCCCTGCAGTCGTGTGTTCTTGCGATGGAGATATTGGAATTTTAAGATAAATTCCAGAAAGGGTAGATTCAGTGGCGGCAAGAGCTGTGCTGCTATTAATGGCTGTTAACTCTGCTATTTCTAAAACTTGGTTTGCAGCGGTCGCATCACTGGATCCACCGCCACCTCCAACCGTTTCAACTACTGAAACGCGTACAGTGGCATTTCCACTAACGTCTTTGAACTTATCTTTTTCAAGATTATTTATGTTCTCAGATATAGACATATTTAAACTTGGAACCGGGCAAGAGGATAGGAGCCCCCTGCCCGATGCCAATTAACCAACTATGGCCTTAGAGGTAAATAAGCTCTAGTTAGAACTTTGCGATTTCAAGAACTACGGTGATTTTACCAGCGGTCAATGCTGCTACTGCGATATCGATATTGACAACGTCATCAGCGGCGAGATTGTAGCCTGTTCCGATTGATGCGCTATCAATCTGTGTACCAGCGGTTAAAGATGCAACGGCGGTTGCAGCAATAAGACCGGCAGCATCGCCTGATTTACCAAGCGATACGGTAGCAGATCCACCCGAGGTGCAGGCGGTATTTACTTTAAAGTAAGCGGCACGCACAACGCATGCGTCTTTTACTTTAAGAACGCCGCTAGCAGCTACACCTCCGCCGTCTACAGCGAAGTTATAGACCAACTCGGTTGCTTCTGGGTCTGGTCCCCATGTGCGAGATTCTTTGTATGATGCTAAATTAGCCATTTAAATTTCCTTTTTCTTTCTAACTATTTTTGCTGATGTTTGAAACCAAGCTACATGCTTAGTCCCAACGGAATATATAGAGATTATTTTAAGAGGCAGACGAACGCTTTTAATCAAATCAAGCAACTCCTCTTCGCTATTTCCTTTGAAGTAGTTAAGAGATTGATTGATATTTAGATTTTCAAACAGATCGTCTGCCATAAAATTACTCTAACGAATTACGGATTTACCCAAGCAGAGTTAAACGTTTGGATATGCTTCACGGATCCTTGGATCAGTTGGCTTGCTCCGAAGACGATGTCTACGGATAGCAAATATCCAAATTTCTTTTGTGGATGCAAATCAGATAATTTAAATCGTGGTTGATATTGCATGACCATGCCCATGAAGTCAGGCGAGAAGGTCAATGCTTGATCGAGTGGAAGCGCGTTGTCTTCAAAAATGCTGAAGCCAAAACGTTGCTTAGCGATCTGTCCGCCCACCACTGGCATATCAGAACCGACATAGTCAGAGCTGGTAAGTGTAGCAGCGTTCAAAATATCAGAGTAGTAGCTAGGATCGGCCAGGATGTACCAAGGCTTCGATCGGCTCCATTTAGCTTGAGCAGCTAACATTCTGTTACTAGAAATCTGAGCAGCGTTGAAATCGGTCACGCTTGCAATGGAATGATCTGGTGCAGATGTCGAAGCAGCAACCAAGCTATAGCAGTAGTTATTGACCTGTTGTGCAACAGCGAATAACAACGATTCACGAATAGCTGACTCATGGGAATCAAGCTGACTCATGAGCTGAGCGGTGTCTGCGATCTCAAACGATGCCACTGCGCGCTTGTTAGCGACGATAGCAACGCGGGTCGTGCTAAGAAGCTGTGATCCGAATGTATCAGCATCAGTGCCAACGGTGCGAAGTTCGCCCGTAGGTGCATTGATTTGCGAAACATAAACGGTGTCACCTTCTTGTCCAATTGCGCCTTCGTAATCTTTATTGATCAACGATGGGAGCAAAAGGGATTCACGTAGTTCGTTCATGAACAACGGTGCCCATTTCTTTTGGACCTGTTCTGATACTTGGTTAATATCTGTTGAAGCCATTTTTTAACTTTCCTTTTTATCTAGCCTATCGTTTGGTTATTTAAGTGGACCAATCGACTAGATGTTTTTTTTCTTTCTGTTCTTTGGAAGACTTAAGTGCACTCCACTCGGCGACGGTCATTTTGGATCCGCCAGAGCCATTAGCCGCGTCGTTCGGCAAGTGTTTCGGTTCGCCCTTAGTTTTAAGAACCAACGCGTATTCCTGTTCAAACTTCTTGGCGATTGCTTCGACACTCAATGCGTCCGGCATCCCAGTGTTGGGGTCCATCTTAATCGAGTCGATATCAATCAACTTCCAATACTGCTCACTAACGACCCCGTTTACCTTATCTAAGAATGCCCGAATCTTTGCACCGTGCTCTAAGCTACCTCGAATGTCGGTTAACTCTAAATCGCGCTTCTTAAGCTCTTCATCACGAACTGCGAGTAGCGCCTTATAGTCTTCCTTCGCTTTAAGGTCGGCTTCGATACGTGCTTTCTTTTCTTTTTCAAGATCAGAAAGTTTTTTACGAGTTTCCTCTAGCTCCTCATCACGTTTCTTTTTCTCACTGAGAACTTTCGTGTAAGTGCTATAGGCGACTGTATCTTTGCTTTTATCGGGTTCTTGATTTTGACCACTGGTCTCAATCGGCGCACCACTGGTGCTGGTAGGATCGGTAGACATTTATTATTACTCCTTATCTATCGGTTTGCAAACTTAGGTTATTTACCTAATTTTTTATTGATCTCATCCACTAACTGTTCCTCTAAAAGACGGCCGATCTTTTTTAACTCTATATCTGAGAAATTAAGAAAAGGTCTCCCGCCTTCCTCTACGAAATCAGCTACTTGTTTATTAGTCAAATCAGAATCGGATCTAGAACCGGATACAGTGATATCGAATCCGGATGATTTGCCCTTCCCTGAGATTGATTCAATAAGCTGCCCGGTTCGTGTGATGTTGGATTTCCCTGAAGATGTCAGCGAGGATAGCTTGGAATCCTTCTTTCGTTTCTCAACATATCCAGGTGATAGTTTCTTAAATGGCTTCTTTTTAGACCCAGTAGATTCAACGGACCCACCTAATTGCGCGCGTATACGCATAGTGTCTGCCATTTCTTTGGCAATCTTATCCTGATTCGTGGATGACAATACCTTTGCTAGGGCCGATTGGAATGCACCTAAAATATCACCGGGTTTTGCCAAGCTATTCGTCGTCCTCGCTAGTTACGTCGTCGATTAAGACCTGAGATGCTAATTTAGATTCGAGCACGGCCTGAGTCTGTTCCTCGCGGGCCTCTTTGTCTTTAAGCGGGTACTTTTTAAGAATAGCGGCGATCTCTTTAGCCGTCAGATCTAAGAAGGGGCGCGCCCTGCCTGATATTGGGGATGCCTGCCCGTAGGTGCCGCGGATATTGCCTTCTGCTTTACCGGCGGAGTCGCTACCGTCTTCGAATCCTATCTTAACCTTACCGCGCCTTTGATCTAATACGGACAACTCCTCGAGCATGTCGCCCGAGAGTTTTAGATTCACTTTGCCTTTACTTTTTCTACCAATTTTGAAGTTAAGAGAGTCAGCATATGCTTTTGAGTATGACCCTGCTTTTCCACTCCAAGCCTTATCACCAGGTCCTTTGCCGTTAAGCGTGCGGTCTCGAACGTAACGGACAAGGTCAATTGCGATCGCCGTTCGCTCTTCCTCTGTGTACCGGGTGGATATCTCAATTTCCTTCTGAATCCACTTGTTCGCCATCTACTGCCTTTTCATTTTGAGTTAATGGATCTTTGGGATTTGGATCGTCAACGATCTCGATCGTGTTAGCTGCTTCGATCTCGGCTAATAATAAATCAATCTTGGCTTCATTGAGCTCTGGGTTTAGTTTCTTAAGCGCGATCTTAACCGTCGTTAGTCCCGAAGCGATTTCTTTAATCAGGCTATCGAGTAGAGCGGTTCGATCCTGCATCGGGAGCTGTTCACTGAATTCAACGGTCACGAATGATCCTGGTGCGAATTGTTTACCTTGTGGAAACCCTACACTCTTTGACCATACGGGATGCATATTGTTGATCATGAGAGACCAGAGCGCTTCCTCGAATTTCTTAAAGTATGGGACCTGTCGTTGACGTTCCTCTACGGTATCCATCTCATCTACCATCTTAGAAACGCCTGATGCGAAATTCTCAGAGGTTAATGACCCAACCGATCCAGGGCGAATATTTCTGGATTGTAACCACATGGCGAGCTCTGCTTGAATAAGCTGGATAACTTTATCAGAATCAACCTCTGGCTTAATCACACCAACCTTAGGGTCGCCTCCAGCGGTAGGATCGCCTTTTAATCGCCAAAATACGTTAGGCGACATTTTCAGATTCTCTTCGTCTATGTTGATTCCATAGATGATCGAGAAGCACTGAAACTTCACTGCGTAATTTAAATCAGTAAGGAGCACCGGGAATAGTTTAGTCATCGCCAAAGTATCGGTGTCGCTTGGTGGGTTAAGGGATTGCCTGGACTTAACTGCATACACGAATGGGATAGCGCCGTAAGGATTCACGCCGTCTATTTGTCGCTCGGTCATCATATCGTCTAGGATATTGCCGTCTGAATCCTGAATCAAAAATTCAGTGTCACTATAAACGTATAGGACAACACATTCTTTTCCGGTGACGTAGTTAACTTGTTTCCCGATTATCTTTACGAAATGAGTTACCTGCATCGGGTCGCACGGGTTAGTCGAGCAGACGAAAAATCTATCGGACGGGATTACACGTAAGCGTGGGTTAAGCCGTGCATCTAAATAGGGCTCAAGCGCTGTGTTTTTGAATAGATTAAAGAACTCATTTGATTCCCCACCGACGGTGTTGATATCGAACATCTTAATATAGAAATCTAATAGATCGGCGTCAGATAGTTTTGATATCGTTCGCATTGGCGGGCTGTTATAAAGTTTTGCTAATTTTTCAACTAGGCGACGAAGGATATTAACGGGAGCTACTCGAAACTTAGCCTGTTGATATGTTTCAGGGGATAGTTCGGTGGATAGAGCTTCCAACACGTATTGAATAAGATTGCCTTCGTAGATATCAAAGAGTTGAGCGTTGTGATCTAGCTTACCGCCGTGCTCTTGATATTTTTTGGCAATATATTTCGTGTCATCTCTAAGGCTCATAATTGAACGATCCCCGTATGCTTTCGATTAGCTGCAATGTGGTTCCAGTAAACATAATAACCCAAAGCATCGCCTTTGTGTCCAAGGTTGCCTTTGTCGGATGGAAATCTACCCTCTAATGTTTGAGATGATAGGTCGAGAATAGTGTCTTTACAAGACGGATCGATCTCTAGTTTTGATTCCCCTGCGGCATTTAGTAGGTAGGAATTGGTATGGTTCACTCTATCAACGATAGCTGGGTTAGCGGCGGGTACGCACATAGTGAATTTATACCCGTGCTGAGTAAGCATCTCTCGTATGTAGTGGTAATCAGAAAACCCGGTCCCTGATCTACGAGAGGATCCGGACGCGTCGCCGTGTATTTTAAGATGAATCTTTTTAGTGTGTTCTTTATAGTCGTAACAGAAATTTTCCATCGTCTTTATGGTCGATGAGCTTTTAAGGGAATACTCGCGCTTAAGTCTGTGCTTACCAGTCTCGTTTTGAATAACGAGTAGCGACGTAGGATTGACGTTGAAATCGAAGGTTAGGGAGATCGGGAGTTCATAGTTCACGGGTGGTTGTTTTTTAATGTGTCGTGCCTCATCGAACGGATAGTAGGCGAGCCCATCGAAGGAGACCCATTTCGCTAGATACTCCTGCTCGAATGATTTTGGATCTAGCTCGTGCTTGGCAGCTTCGATTTCAGATTTGTCAATAAACGGGTTATTGGCCGTATCCCATTCAAATATTGACCAATCGTCTTTAGCCTTAGCCGCCATATAAAATAGATAAGCATCGGTTCCCTTACCCGCTGGTGTGGTAGTTACGAACGCCCCACCGCCGTAATCAGATAGTGTCGGTCGAATAGCTAACCATATTTTTTCTAGCTTTTGTGTGTAATAGGCTACTTCGTCTAAATAAACTTTATAGTATTTCTTGCCGCGCACGCGACGGATCTTTTCGGCACCTAGCACTTGAACGTATCTACTGCCCTGAACATACACACGCTGCTCTGTTATTTTAGGATTGGGGTTCCATCCGAGCTCATCCATGCGGTCGATTAAATCATCCCAGATAATTTCTTTTGATTGCACGTTGGTGGGGCCAACATAAATCATCCCAGCCTTGCGCGGCATTCGTGGAATCGTTTCACACATGTCTTCGATAATGCCGGTCGTTTTCCCACCACGTCGTCCGGTTAACCAGAAATTAAATCTAGATTGCAGCGAGAGTGCTTCGCTTTGTTTATGATGTATTACTTGTTGGTTGGCTTGTTCCATACGATTGAGGGACGCGGAACATATTTTAAATCATCTTTAGATACTAAATCACCATCACTAATTTCGTGTTTATCTTTTTGACCAAGCCATTGCTTACCTAACCATATGAGCATTGCGGGTGATGCGTTCGGAGACATCGCTGCTTGATATTGTCTTCGACGTAAAGACATTTTGCCTGCTGCGGCCTTTTGTCTAAAAACCACCGCAAAATTTGTTTTATATTTCTTTTTACAACCGCGCTCTAACGTGTCTGACGAGATATCTAGTATCCCGCAAATCTCTTCTAACGTGCAATGTAGGTGACAGAGCTTTTCGAATTGATCCCAGTTAATTTCTTTTCTTGGGCGTCCTGCCTTAGCCATTAAGTAGCTCGGCTTTCTTGCCGGAGAACTTTTCCCATCTTGAAATAATCACGTCACAATATTTTGGATCTAACTCCATGGTGAAGCATCGTCTGGATGTTTTCTCGCATGCTATAATCGTTGAACCTGAACCACCAAATGGTTCGAACAATAAATTATTTGTAAGCGACGAGTTTTTAATTACCTGATCTATTAGTGCCACTGGCTTTTGAGTTGGGTGAACATATCCGTCCGTATCTGATTCCTTTTTATTACGGTAGTCAGCTAAAAACTCTAATACGGTTGTTTGTTTTCTATCACCATACCAGTTATGTGATTTACCCTCTTTCCATCCATATAGAATTGGCTCATGAATCCATTGGTAATCGGAGCTTCCCAATATAAGCGCGCTCTTTTTCCAAATAAGGCAGCTCTTAAGTAGCCATGGCTGTGCAATGAATGCATTTCTAAAAAGATGTCCCGATGTGTCTGCATGGCAAATATAAATTGATGCGCCTTCATTTAGAACGACGCTCATACTTGTGTAAACATCATCTAGAAACTGAATAAACTCTTCTGGAGATTTATCATCATTTTTAATTTTACCATGTTTATTTTTCAATCTATCTGGACTAAAACGAGTCGCCCTTGATTCTGAGACATAATTAACATTGCAGGGAGGATCGGTGAATATCATATCAGCTTTTTCGCCGTTCATAAGTGCTTCAACGTGCTGAATGTTTACTGAATCACCGCACATTAATCTGTGCTCACCAAGTTGATAGATATCGCCTAGCTTAGATTTAGGTATTTCAGGAACGCCAGGGACCTCATCCTCGTCAGCGTTGCCGTGATAATCAATGGGAGCCATCGCGTCTTCTAATTCTTCCGGGCTAAACCCCGTGAGATCCATGTCATAGTTTTCTTGGTCTAACTCTAATAGCCAGTCATTAAGTTTAGGCAGATTCCATTCACCGCCATGCTTGTTGGCTGCGATGTTCATCGCCTTTTCGGTCTGTTCGTCTACGTCAACCTCTCGATATTTAAATTTCTCGCCGTCTATCTCTACGAATCCTTCTGCTACGGTCCATGTTTGAGTTGGGGTTAAATAATTTGTGGTTATGGTCACCGGTGAATCAGGCGGGAGTGATTTCAATCTTTGATGGCCGCCGACCATCTTTCCAGAACGCCTATTGAATACAATGCATCCAAGATCGCCGAATTTTTTAAGTGATTTTCCTAGCGTATCTAAATGCCAGTCGTCGATTTGCCTTGGATTAAGTTCGTTTGGTTTTAGATCACTAACTTTCATTAGTTCATTTTCTTTCTGTTCTTACGAGTGATGCGTTTCTGTTCATGGGTGATCGAATTGCTCGTTCAGCATTTTATCTAGAACATCTAGGATGGACTCGAGCATTTTCGCGGATAGGTTTTTAATATTATTTTTAATGTCGTTTATGTATTTCTCTGATCTTACGTCGGCGACGATATCACGAAGGACATCGATGTCCATTTGTAGGCCGTACTTCTGCGGGCCAAAGGCTAGCATGGCCGAGATGATTCCTTCTGCCGTGTGCACCATTTGCTCATCGGATTGTTGTTTATTTAACTGGAATGACAACGGATTAAATAACTCCCCTAGAAGTCGAGACGAACACGAAAGGACGGATTTGGCAAAACCCTAGAATGGTATTTTAACCATAATTAAAAGGGGGTAGTGGGTAATTCGTGAAAAAGCGCGTGTCTTTTAATTGCGATCTCTGCGGGCTTGATAAATATCGACGGATTTGGATCGAGCGCCTACGGGTCCGCGTCTGTAGTAAATGCGAGGCCATGGCATGTTCTACCCATCTATTTCCCTCCCTATCTATCCTTAAACTAGATTTAAAGGCCATTAAGGACCCTAAAAAGGCTAGTTGATTCAAATGGTTAGTCTTTACACCCAATGCGTTAGATTAAGCTTTACTATCCTATCTAGATGGGTTATATTATCTAAATAGGAGAGCGAATCATGAATGACATCCACCAAAAAGCAATCGAGATGGTTCAGGAAACGGTTAACCGCCTGGAAATATATCGCCGCGTCGTCGGTAAAGAGAACCACTACACCATAGACCAGATCAATGAGGCTTGCTCGCATCTTATCAAGGCCAATCACATTCTAGAAAACCTGAAAAACGAGGAGTAATTTTATGAATGATTTATTAAATAAAAAATGTCCTATGTGTGCCGAAGAAATTTTAATCAACGCCCTCAAATGCAAACACTGCGGCGAGATGGTGGATCGAAACATTAAGTTTAAAGAGGAAGCGATCGTTGTTGCTGTAAAGCCCGCCTTTCATAGAGGGGTTGCAGCCATTCTCTCAGTATTCATCCCAGGACTGGGTCAGATGTACGCCGGACGGGTCGGCACGGGACTCGCCTGGCTTATGTTTACCTTTTTCGGATACGTTCTTTTTATTATACCCGGACTAGCTCTGCATGTGGCTTGCATTTTAGAGGCTACGAACGTCTCTAAGGTGAAGGCTTAAAAATGTTTCTATGTAAACTCTGCGACCGGAAAAAGTCCGATGATCAATCCCGGAATCTATATCTAAGCTCTGACGACATACTTTTCGTTTGCATTGTGTGCCATGGGATTGTGTCCCGCTATAGGTACGAGGCAGCTAAGGCGGCCGGGTCTCGCGTGACTGAGAAAAAGGCGCGGTCTAGTGTCGAGAACGGGAAATTAGGCGGGCGACCTAAAAAGGTTCTACGTGGAACACTGTGACAACGCATGTGGCCATTTGAATGCGTCTCCTGTGGAAGCAGGGCTCACGCGGACATAAACGCGGCGCGAGCAATAGCACGAAAGGGTTCGGAGATTATCAGGCTCCGTTTTGTACCTCCTGAATGCTTAGCTCCTAGTTAGGGCCTCTCTAGGGGTTCCAGAGGGGCTAGTCAGCATCTACATAGGTCCTTAGGGCTTAGTCCTTCGCCCGGAGCATCCCGCGAGCATGAGCGCAGCGTTATGCCTCTAGGTCTAGATACTCTTTTACTTATATCGTTAGCTATTGCGTTAAATTTATTTTGAAACGCTCGGGGTTTTTAGTTTTATAACTTACTCGCCCCGAGGTTAAATTGATTTTACTACAAACTCAATTGGTCTAACCGTAAAGCATTTCGCAGGTAAAAACCAATAAAATTTGTAGTGTTAGTTTTGGTGGCCCTCTCATTGGCCATACAGTGTTCGCTATATTCTTTGGGGAATGCGGGCATGGGGATGCGGAATCCCTCGTGGGCGAAAGCTCATTAGCATAGTCTCTAGACCCTTTTTCGTAGAGACATTTGGGAAGTACGACGATAGCGACCGAGCGACGGTTGAGATTAGTTCGTGATGTTAGCGGGGAACCCTCTGGTCAAATCCAGGGTAATAGCGGAAATCACCCTTACAGAGAGGGGCAAGAGCTGCGGGCAGGGACTAGGTAGAATCGGTCTGACCCTGTTGGACAGGAAGTCCAGCATAAATAGCGTATAGCACATCAGTTAGTACAGGTATCTACGCCAGAGAATAAGAACATTGGGGACATGAATAAGTCTTATTTAAGCACTCCTCCGCTCACTCGCTCTGGTTGAGTTTAAGTCAAGAGGTTTTGAATGAAACAAATGGTTGAATTAAAAAAAATAGAACCAATAAAAGCTTTAGAAAGTGAAATTAAGCTTTACAAAACTGACTTTAGAAAGCAGCTATCTTAACTCGCGTAATCACAAGAGCCTGTAATCTAGTCGATTTACATATAAATTAAAACAAATCTGTCTGTTTACATCCAAAAATAAACAAAGTATTACGCAATGTAATACCTGTGAGGATCATTAAATGGATAGAGAAATGCTTCTAGTTAAAGAACAGCGCATGAGGGGTGCCATGAACGAGATCATCCCCGATTATATGCATGGAAGCATTATGCATTGGCTTTGGAATGGCGTTGAACCTGGGCCTTTCTTAGCCTCTATTATCTGTAACAACCTAAAAGGTGCTGTCTTCGCGGCCGATACTACGAATAAACAAATCATCGTTGCCTATGTAGAATTCTTTAGTTGGTACATGCCTGGCGCTTCATGGGGCTCGTTAGAAAAGATGACTAAATGGTCTAATGCCGGCGGATGGAATGGGATGCTAAATGCCGATCCCACAGAAAGCCTCAAACACATCTTTACGGTGCTGTCTGACGGAGGAAATGATGCACAGATGAACCTGGGTCTTTCTTAGCCTCTATTATCTGTAACAACCTAAAAGGTGCTGTCTGACGAGGGAATGGGGCTATGAAAAAATCTGAATCAATAGCCGAACTAGCGAAAGCGCTCTGCAAGGTTCAATCTGATTTACGGCCTGCTCTCAAAGACAGTAATAACTTGTTCTTTAAATCGAAATATGCTGGCCTCGCCTCCATCTGGGATGCTATCCGTAAGCCCCTAGCTGACCACGGGCTATGTATCTCCCAAGGATCTGAACCCACCGCAGACAATAGGCTTAGAATCACCACCATGCTCATGCACACATCAGGCGAATGGCTTTGTAGCGCGTTCGAGGTCCAACTCCCTAGGAACGACCAGCAAGGACTAGGGAGCGCTACCTCCTACCTCAGACGCTGCTCCCTGGCCGCCATCGTGGGCGTGACCCAGGAAGACGACGACGGGAATCTCTCGAGCTCTACTAACGCAGACGATAAACTTAGAAATGAAAAACAAAGCCGACAAAACGAAAAGATTGAAAATGGAAAAGGATTACCTAGCGAGGGAAAGAGGAATGATCAAAATAGTTTGGTCACTAACAGGCCGGGTAGAGGAAATGATGCACAGATTGTCGGCGCTAGAGGATCAGCTAATCAATACGGCGATAAAGGAAGTAAGGCGGGAGAAGTCAAAAAAGAAGCCGCCAAAGAAAAAGAAACCCCTAACGCATTAGATGAACAGATCAAAGGAAACGATGTACCGCCTAGTGGATCAAATAGCGGAAAACCTAAACAAGCGATTACCCAAGTCCCAGGAGGAGCTAGATCCAAGAACGTTATCGCTCCTAAAGTCGCTGATCCAACAAATCAGGCAACACCGAAAACAGGAAAAGAAGAGATAACCGAACGCCAGGGCGAACCGCTTCCCCCTATCGAGGATGTTCCTGACGCCGAACTTAAAAAATATGTCTCAAAATGCTGGCCCATGAAGAAAATGAGTAACCCGATCGTGCATGCAAAGATGATGGCCGCCATCCATGAAATAGAACGCAGAGGATCTAAAATAGATCGTCGAGGAATGCCCGAGCTCGTTACGCCCGGAGAAGGATCAGTGCAATGAATGTAAATAAAGCGATTTTAATCGGTCGATTGGGGAAAAAGGTAGAAATTAAACTATCGAAAAATAATAAACCCTACGCGCATCTCTCGATCGCAACCAAGGATTTTGATAAATCCACCACCTGGCATCGCGTATCCGTATTTAATCAATCGGCAGACTATATGGATAAATATGCATCCGTCGGGGATACGATCTATGTCGAAGGGGAGATTAAAAATAGCCAATATAAAGACAAAAATGGCGTCATGCAAAATAGCTCAAACATCATGGCCCATCAAATCTCTATCGTAGATAAGGCCGCTGCAAGGAAAGCCAGCCCTTCGCCAGATGTTTTTGATCCCAATTTCGATCAAGACATGCCGACCATATCGCGGCCAACCAGGGCCATGGATCCACCCCTGTTCGAGGAAGACTTCCCGTGAGCGTGTGTAAAAAATGTAATTACGAGGGCCAATATTTACACGCCACTACTTGGAAAATGATCCCGTGTGATTCATGTAGTGTATTCGATGAAAAAGTAAACGAACTTATTGACGAAGTTCAAGACACGAAGTTCTATAAAAGAGATCAGGCCATGGATGATCGGAAAATCCAAGAAGCATGGAATGAGAAAAACAAAACTAAAAGGGATGAATGAACTCGTGATTTTAAAATCTAATATTCCAATTAAAAACCCTAGGCAAAACCCCATGACCGTCTACTCGCTGCGTATCCCTAGGTTTTATCTACAAGAAGCGGATCGACTCGGGATTAATCTACCTGAAATGCTCAGAGCCACGCTCATCGCAGCAATTAATAGTTTAACCGATAGATCCGCCATGAGTGTGAAACCGAAAAGACCTTGGAAAAGAAAAGGCCCCTAAGTGATCGGATCACCCAGAGGCCAATATAGAGAACCTGCTGTATTAATGTTCTTACCGGAGTAAGTACGAGTGACGATTTTAATTTTATCGCCCACGTCTAGGCTAGTCAATGCATGCTTATTGTTGGAGCCAATTGCATGACGATAAAGTCTGAAACAGACCGTTACCAGCGCTGGCTTAGTAAAGAAATTAAACTCGCCGAATCTCTGATCAAAAAGAAACGATCTCCTTATAATTTTTCACTTGTTACAGGCACGCTTGATGCCCTTAAGAAGGCGCCTGATAAATACGTTTCGTTTAAAAAAGACGGAGCACCATGATTTCTTTTAGGGGAAAGTATTCTAAGAAAAAAGGGAAATACGGTGCTCAGAAGGTCTCTTCCGATGGCTATTCTTTTAGTTCAAAACTAGAGGCCGCCACCTACCAGATCTTAAAACTAAGAGTGGTCGCAGGGGAAATCAAATCAATTGATTGTCAGGTCTGCGTCTATTTAACCAAGGCGCGCGTCCTTTATATCCCTGATTTTAAATGCGAGCTCACCGACGGGCAAATTATCTACGTCGAAAGCAAAGGATTTGAAGCCGCTCGTTGGCCCACGATTAAAAAGCTTTGGCTATGGTATGGCCCGGCACCGCTAGAAATCTATAAGGGTAATTATGATCGCCCATTTCTAGCTGAAACCATCTACCCAAAACAGCATGGCGGGGACTAACTACACGTATGATCGGGAGAGTACAGCTTATAGATCCGGAGATGTTCGCCGTAGCCAGCCCCCGCGCGCACATGCGTCTCGTGACAAATCTCTTTTCGGTATGCTTATTTTAAATGTTGAGGATTTATTAAATATGGCAAAATGCTCGGCAATATGGAAAACGATGGACGATATCTTAGATAAGAATGGTCCAGGGCCATTCTCTACTTTCCTTATTTCTAAGGCATCAAGAAGAGGGAAAAAGCTTGAACAACTCCTACGTATTGTTTCTCAATATAAAAAAGCCATGGATACGGGCGTAGATAAAGCGTTCATACAGGCTCTTATGTTTAAAGCCTGTTTAGATCTAAATAAATGAAAACCCTATTCGTTTATTGCTCATCTCTTGAGTGCTCCCATAGGCAGCAAAGGGAAAGGGGCAAGAAAGTACGAGATGGACTTGCTATGATAGAGAAAAGTTCAGAGGAAGCTAAGAGAGATAAATGCCCCGATTGTGGACACTACTTATTTTTTCAGAGAAAACCGCTTGAATCTCAAAAATGGAGGAGAAACCTAAAATGATGTTCTTTAAGGTTATCTTTTGCGAAATGTTTGGCCCTGTTTTTTTATTTCTATGGGGATGTATTTTCTTTCTCATTGGCATTGGAATAATCTAAATGAAAAAACAACCAAATATAAAAAGCGTCTATGCAATCGGCCATGAGGAGTTTCCAGACAAATGGGCTATCTGTGGGTTTTCAATGGGCGGATTCCAAATGCAGGCGCTGACGAAGACTTCCTGCGCCGGAGCCGCAGAATCCCCGGATGCGCAGCAGAGGGGTTCGTGTTTAAGAGAGCCACGACGGCGAACGGAGAGAAGATGCTGACCCGGTCCTTGCATTTACAAGTACCGCCTAACCCAGGGAAACTCGAAGACTTGCGTTACTCTGCGTCGCGCTTCGGTTTATTCGTCCAGCACTGGACTACACAGTTATTCTTTAATCGGCAGATCAGGCACCTCCCAACGAAGGGGATGGGCCAGCTCGCAAACA